TCAATGGTTGGCGTCATTATCTTTTTCTCTTTCTGAACGTGAATATTGCGGTGGACGGTTCATCAGCTGTGGGGCAAGACGTTTTGCCACCTGAAGAATAACCACCACCGCAGCGGGAAGCATGAGCAAAACACCGAGAAAAATCATCAGAATCTGCACTTCTGGCCGAGAAAATGGCTCAGGCAGCGACAGGGAGTCGCTTACCGACAGCAGCGCCACCGCCAGTAGCATCATTCCGATAAATTCCAGTATCAACACGCCTTTAGGCAATTTACCGATCGCGCGCATACGCTTCCTAATCAGAAGTGAGATAAACCCACCATCATCTGCACGATAATTATGGGATTAGATGGGGTGAGGTGAGTTTTAACGGGACGGTTTCTGTAATTGCTTTTCAGATACTGAAACGAGGCCAACATCATTACGACCTCGTTTCATTAATCACTTCAGGGTTGATTTTACTGCTTCAGGTTCATCAGTGATAGAGAATAATGGGAGTTGTCGGCGGGCGCTTTCAGAACGCTGGATCTTTTTCACTACTTTGTAGATCCACTGCAAAGTCAGGTTGTACTTCTTCGCCAGTTCGCGGTAGTTGCGTCCATCACACTCCTGCCAGATTTTGTAGTCCCGCGCCGATGTCATGAAGACCATGCCTTTGGGCAGGTAGATGGTTTGCCCGCCCCATGCTTGCATCATGCGGTTAGCAACAGCTACAGCAATTTGTTCAGCTATATCATCTTCCATTCCAACCATTTCTTGCAACGTGCTCGCGACATGGTGCGCAAGGTCAGCAAAGATTTCTGGCTGTTGCGGTTCTTTCATCTTCTCCTCCCGACACGCGCCAGCCATTTTTTCAGTTGTTCAATCACCTGGCTAGCCTGTTGATTATTCAGCCACTCAAGCCGGGCGACACCTGTCTGGCGCTGTACGAACTTATTTAACGCTGACAAACTGCCATCTCTAACCGTACCGCTGGACGCCAGTTCCTTCCATAATGCGCGGATCATCGCAGACTGCTTATCATAGGAAGGAGGCTCTTTAGATGTGACTTTGAAGCCCTGTTTTTTCATCACAGCGAAAGCCTTAGCCAGTTGTGAGTCGCTCATTACCCGTAATGATTCCCCGCCGCAGTGTGTTTTGAGTAATTGTCGATACGTAGCCTCATCCAGTCGCAGCTCTCGCCGGGCAACATGGATAACCCGCAATAATTGTGCTCTGTTCATTCATTCCTCCGTGAGGCGGTTATGACAGGCACAACCGCCGGATGATCAATGTGGCTACACGTCAGCACACTGGCAGATCCCAACCATCCTTACGGTTAATACCGATGGTTCATTTGCTGGAGATATGCAGCTTTTATCGAGGCAGTAATCCTTGCCACGGGAACGGACAACCGCTGAATCATTATTGACGCTGGTTATTTTCCCTGTTTTTGTCGTTATTCTGATGCGAGTGTTACGAGCGCTCATAGATACTTGCTGCCAGGCAAAACTCACTTTGTCGCCAATGCGAAACGGTACTTCTTTCTCGGCATATTTCCCGCAGGCTGGGCATTTAACAAACATCATCATTTACTACTCCCAACCATTCTGCCAGCCGCGCCAGCTTTTTCGCTTTTCGATAATCGATTAGCTTGTCCATACCGTTCTGCCGGAACTGTTCGATCATGATTTCCACATCGGCAATCTCCTCCGCCAGCACAGCTTCATCACAGAAGCCTGTCAAACCACGCGCGGCTGCGGCGCTGAGTTCGGCTGCTTCCTCGGCCAGCTTCGCCAGTTGTTTCTCCGGCCCCCACTTGAGTAAGGCTGCACGGTAGATAAGCGTTTTCATGCGCCTACCTCCGTTGCCGGGGTTAATTCCATCGTGGGAATAAAGGCGTTATAAGCCTGCTCGCAGTGCGGACAGAGCAAAATTAAATTTACACACCACTCCTTATATTCATCAGTCTGAAATAAGCTGGCCTGCTGAAAATCCAGTTCAGTGACTTCTTTTTTGCAGTACACACATTTAATCGTCGCCATCTCACACCCCCGCAATATTCAGCACGACGGGCTGGTATTTATCGCTATCACCGATGCGCTGATAAACCCGCACGTAACTTGTTGAGTTCACCACCTGTACCGACTCGCCAATGGCCTCCATCGCCTTCAGCCAGCGCGGGTCGGTGATTTCATAGCGGCGCAGCGCCAGTACGCGCCCGGTGGAGATGTTGCCCTCTTTATCTTCTGCGAATGCTTTCTCCACAATGACCTTCAGCTCTGGCGTGGCCTGTGCCGTCCACTCATGCAGGCACTCATCAATCAAGTTACGGGCGGCTTGTAACCGTTCATCAAAGGCGATGTTTTCGGCAATCTGGCGCTGGATCTTGTAGCGACCATCAAATGAATGCAGGGTGATGTTGCCTTTCTTGCCTCCGGGGCGGGCATCATATTGTTCAACGGACAAATCAATAAACGCCTGTATATCGCCAAAACAGCGGTTTTTAAACTCAAGTAATTCAGCATTCATTTTCATTGCGTCGGCGACGATCTCCTTCACCAGCGCATCGCGTGCGCGGTCAATGGGCTTGATCATAGACTCGGGAACCAGACAACCTTTGGCGTCCTGCCAGTAACCTGCGGGGATAGTTTTTTCAGTCATAAAATAGTCTCCAGGGTGATTTCAGGGTGTGCGAAGCCTGCCGGGTTGACGGCATTTTTCTGCGACCTGAATTAATTAAATAAGGCTATGAATATAAAAATCAGTGTAGTTATAGCGCTGGCCCATAATACAAAACGGTCAGCCAGCGATATCTTGCGGTATTGCATCACGTCCTTTCCGGTTAATTTGTGAAATACCATTTTCACACTCCTTTAATCACATCGGCATTCACTACGGGTACGCCGATATCAGCAGCCAGATTCATTGCAGCGATAACCAGATTCCCCAGCGCCAGCGGGTACAGCAGACTGACGTCACCGCGTCGGGATGAATTGCACAGCCGGGCGCGGATAGCATCGGCGGCGCTATCATCCAGCACCTCTGAAACTCCTTTTCCGGCACGCTGAAATTTAAACGCCAGAAACGATTCCAGATAGTTGTCCAGCGGCAGCAGTTCGACAACCTCGCAACGTTGAACCACTTCACGCACTTCCTGATTACGTTCGGACAGTTTCAGCTTCAGTTCAGGCTGACCAATCAGCACTATCGACAGCAGTTTCTTAAAGCCATCTTCCAGCTCAAAGAAGCGTTTCAGGTGCTTGAGCGTCGGCACCGGCAGCGAGTGCGCCTCTTCGATAACAAGGCAATGTGAGAACCCGGCACGGGCCGATTCCTTTAGCACCCGGTGCAACTGGCGATAACGCGCCTCCTGCGAGCGTTTGACGTTCTCCAGCGGCGCGATGGTGTTGATGATGGCTTCTGCTATGGCGGCAGCTTTCAGGGTTTTACCCTTTGCGTCGTTGTCTTCCATCGCGATGATATACGGCTCGATGATGATAACGGGCGCGTTTTCGCGGTTGATGCGGTCAGCCAGGTCACGGCGCAGCGTGGTTTTCCCTGCGCCGGATTCACCTGTCACCGCAATAAACCCGCCGTGACGCGCAGTCTGGTACAGCGCCTCGCGCACATAACGGATATCCGGCGTGGTGAATACATCGTCCGCGCTCTGCATGACTTCATCAGCGAACGGGTCGCGGAACAGCCCAAAATGTTTCTTCGCCGCTGGATTTAATACCTGTTTTGCCAGTAACATATTTTCGTCCCTTGTGGATGCGGTATCGGGGCAGGCAGTGGCCGCTGCCTGTCCCACTTTCAGTTCAATACCTTTTTCTGCCAAAAATGCGCTGATGCGCTCCCGTAGTTCTTCTGTTTTCGGCCACAGGCCGTGATTAACCATCTGCGCGATAACCGCTGCGGAAACCCCGGTAGCCTGTGCTACTGCTGCCTGAGTGATGCCACGCTGGCGCAACTGTTGTTTAATCTGCATAACTCCCCCTTAACCACCGACTACGTTCAGTTGCACTCGGGCGGTAAGCTGCTGCGCGGCGGCGTCCAGTTCTTCTTCCGCCACGCCTTCTGGCCAGCGTTTCACCAGTTCCTGATACACTGCTACGCTCCATTCCGGCAGACGCGCTTTCAGCGCCTTCGCAGCTTCAACGTGAGTTAAAAGCCTTTCCTCAATACGTGGGGCGCGTACCAGAGAATCCTGGCCGCGACGCGGTAGGAACGCGGGGAGTTCGCTGTCGGTGATCGGTTTGTACGGGTCGAGCCTGCCGCCGAACGGCAGCGCCTTCGCTTTACGCGCAGCGGCTGCGTCAGTCTCGTTATCCGTTTCGGTAACAATCTGCTCAATTTGTTTAGCAGCAGTCTGCGCTGGTGTATCGGCGTGGCGCTTATGGTTCTGGCCCAGTACCGCAGCATCCTGGGCAAAGCCGTATTCATTCTTACGAACTTCTTCCACCAGATGAAAATACTCATGGCCATCGTCGCCGATAAGAACTACCTGCGCAGCGTCAGTGCGCCACGGATTGCGGGTGATCATCAGTTTCTCACCCACCATCACACCCGGCACCGACGACACATCATATTCAGCGCCCCGGAAGGAGACGCGCAGCTTTGGTGTTACCTTGCGGCTTTCCGGCGCGGCAACGGCCAGTTCGCGGCATACATCCACCGATGGCGCTTTGATAAGCTGTTGCGTGGTGATGGTCATCCAGACGTTACTACGCGACTTGCCGTGGCGAGTGTGAATGGCGGTGGCGTTGAAGTGCTGCCGCCACAGCTTCGCTTTGGCGTTCAGTTCCTCCAGACTATGAACCGGTTGGAACTTCAGCCCCGGTTCAAAGCGGCGCTCGATAATGTCACGCGCCTTTTCCACCTGCCCGGTGGCGCGGGCGTTGTGGGCTTTATGTGCTACCACGTCAATGCCCAGCGAACGGCAGAGGTTTTTGGTCATGGCCGCGGTGTTAGCCGAGCCGGGGTCGAGATACAGCATATGCGGTACGCCGTGAAGCACATCCGCGCCGCCGCGCTCCTGCATGGCGTTTATCAGCACTGAGCAAAGATTCTCGCCAGACTCCGCGCCCATCACGTATTCAACGTAGATCCAGCCGCTGGTGTGGTCGGTCAGTTCGTAACTCCATACCCGGTCACTGGCGATACGTTGCAGATTCTTCGGCTTGTTCTTGTAGAACTTCGAACTGTCCATCACCTGTAAGCCATGCTGTCCATTGCTGAGGTAGTACAACGTGCAGAGCGAGGCGTCGATTTCCCAGACGTGATTGGGGTGCAGGCTGGCGAGTTCCGTCACCGGCGCGGGCTGACTGAGCTGATCCGGGTGCAGGCCGTAGCCGCGTAGCGCTCGGATAATGGTGCTTTCCGACAACGGCATCCATTCACCGGATTCTTCATCCAGTCGCCCGGCGTCAATTTCGTTGTTGGCGCGTAACATTTCCACGGCGTCGGCGACGGAATACAGGCGCTTGCCGTTCTTACGAGTGGCTTCCATCAGTGTCGCGGATATCATCACCGCCTCGTCGCGGGTCAGCGCGGTTTTCCCTGCGTCTGTTCTGCGCTTACGATTATCAGTCACGGCGACTTCCTTGATTTTGCGTAACAGCGTGGCGCGGGAAAGGCCCAACTCCGCGCAGGCGGCAGCATAGATTGCGCCTCGTGTACCATGCCCGGCCTGCCGCGCAGCCTGAGCAAAAGCAACTAAGCGTTCGGTCATGACGGCGCTCATATACAATCCGCCTGAACAGGTTCTGAATCTGAAGCATTCATCCATTCCGGGCGATCAATCTCTGGCGTGGGGTCTGTTACCCACTCCGGCGCGGCGTCACTGCGTGGTTCAGCAGCAAGGCCAAACTCTTCGCGCAGATAGGTGGTGGCGCTGTCAATCTGACACAGCAGGCCCGTCATAAAGGCGTAGGGATGCGTCTGAACCAGTTCCGAATGATGCTGATTCAATACGGTGAAGGCCTCATAGAGCTTGCCGCGAATAATGGCTTCAGCTTCGAAGGCGATAGCCATGACTTCCTTACGCAACTGCTCGTCCTCTACATCCGGGGGCGGCGGCGCGATTCGGGACTTTTTGGCGAGCAGGGTGGAGAGTTTGTCAATTTTGTCATTCTTATCGGACAGAACGCGGCGCTGGGCGTCGGCGTCCTCGCGGGCTTCACGCAGAGCGGCGCGGAGTTCGCGGCAGCTCATGCGATCTACGTCGTCCAGTGTCAGGCCAGCGACGGTGCCGCCTTCGGCTAATGCTGTAAGGTCTTCGTCATCCTCTGATACCAGTTCAAATAATTTAGCCTTACCCAAAACGGCCAACGTTGGCCGTTTTGACTCAAGCGTAGGTGAAAGGTACTTAATAGACGCCTGCATCATACGGCGTGCAGCCCGGTCACCTAGCCCCAACTGTTCAGTGACAATTGCCGTGAACTCCCCATGCGGTTCATTCTCTTTCAGTATCACCAGCCGCTTACCCGCTTCCAGCATTGCCTCGGCGCTCTGCGACATATAAAACCGTGCCTCATGCACCACGCGGTCACGCTCATACGGCAGGCCGTCACCGAACTGTTGCATAATCTCAATGCGGTGTTCCGCCAGCGCATTCAGTCCGACGTTCAGTTCGGCGTCCAGCGGCGCATCCGGCACCAGTTCGGCGGGTTGTGATTTTTGACGTGCCATTGCTTACTCCTTATCGACTGCCAGCCAGCAGGCGTTGATTCATTTCTTTTAGTCTGTCCTGAGCGCGGGTGACTTCTGTCGCATGAGCGTGGGCGATTTGTAGCATCGCCATGCTCATGGCAAAGCGCCCATTTTCCAGCCGTTGTACCAGGCCCTCTTCGATCAGAGTGTCAGCGGCACGAGTGATATTGGCCGGGGATTCATGCAACGCCGCCGCTAGTTCGCCATTGGACAGCCCGGTGAGCGAGTAGCCTTTCAGGGCTTTGAGTACGCGAAGGATGCGTGCGCCGGAGGTAGAAGCCTTCATGTACGCACCTCCAGTGGTTGTACCCGACGGGAAATGCAGGAATCCGACATCGGGGTGTCTCCTTTATCGTCTGGCCCGTTCTGCTCGACAAATTCATCAATGCGAAAAACGCTGTAAGCCGCCCGACCACACTGGCGCGGAACGCGGCGGAGAAAAGTACCGTGAAGCGGGGTTTTCGGGCCAAGCTCTGGTGTAATCAGTACGCGCTGGCCGGGGGTTAAATCGGTAGGTTTCATAACGATTATCCTGTGTTGCCTCTTTTCTGTATGTGAAACGCTGTTACACTTACTGTAAAATCTAGGCGGCGATGCCGGACTTAAGGCCAAGTTTGACGGCAATCTCATGCGCCTTTCCGTAGTTGGCTTTTGACTGACCATTAAGCACGCGATACACCTCATTGCGGGTGTAACCGTTATCTTCTGCCCAGCGGGTAAAGGTAACGCCGCGCTGACGAAAGAGGGCTTTGACCTGATCGGTTGTCATGGTTCTGGCTCCTTGTTTGATGCAATGATGTTTGGTTTATGTGTGGTAGATTATGGTAGAAAATTTTCAACCTTTCAATGTAAAAGTAGAAAAAAATGAACCAAGGTGAACGCATTAAAAAGGAACGTGAACGGTTGGGTTACAACCAGACTGATTTCGCTGCTTTGGCTAGCGCAGGTAAGCACTCCCAAATCAATTGGGAAAAAGGCGCTTCGTTCCCTAATAGTGCGGTTTTAGAGGCTTGGGCAAAGGTTGGATTAGATGTTCTCTATGTAGTTACTGGGCAACGTAATCCATCAATGGTTGCAGAAAAGGTAGAAAATTTTTCACCAGAAAAACAAAGGTTGTTAGAGGCCTTTGACGATATGAGCGCCGAACAACGGAGGGCGATTCTTGAAATGGGCCGATTGCTCACGCAGGCCCGACCCGATAAACAAGCCGGATAGTAACGTAGTGGTATTACGCACCTGGTTAAAGCCTCAAAAGGTCTGTTGGTTATCTCTGTCACCAGAGACCTGCTGTCAGAGTTGACGGAGTTTCTTTAGATAAGGATGTTTTATGAAGCACTTTCTTTTACCTCTGGGGGTAAGTGCTCTGCTAATGGTTGGGTGTGGTGATGATAATGCCGCACCATCTCCTGTCCCTACTACATTTAAGGTTGAGTCCGATAATCCGGTAGTAAAACGTGAACTGCCGTTTATTCGTCAACAGTGCCCAGGTCTGGATAAGTACGCGACAAACTTCGATTCGTTCAAGGTCTACGATGATAGCCAACGTCCCGTTACGACGGTCGAGTTTCACGTAAAAGATAAAAACGACATACCAGGTAATTACACTGCCTCCGGTCATACCTGCTTCCTTTTCATCTCCAATAATACCCACGAAGTAAAGATTTCAAAATCTGCCTGCCAGTCTGTCTGCTTCGATAAAGCGGATGTACCGGGTGGGGATCTGGTTGTGAAACTGGATAAAGAAAAAGTTCCTATGACTTCTGATAAGAAGCCGCCGCGCGAAGGGTGCCTGATGGTTTACTCGCCAGAGCCGGATGAGGATTACTGGATGTGTCCAAGGCAAGATTAAACATGTTGTAAACAAAACCAAAAAGCGTGCAGACAGCATGCATTTACTATCTAACTCTACTGAAGGTTTCAGATTCTATGCCAGCAAATGAACCTGCAAATGCAATCGTTGTAAATCATGTGGTTGTTCATCTTTTAGATAAAGAACCGCATGGGGTGACATCCTTACAGCTAAGTCCAACAGAGAGCGGTGTCACCGCAGCATCACAACGCTTAATCGATGATATCTGTGGGAAATATGCAGGGCGAATGGGGAAAGGCTATGGCCATTTTGAAGATGACCCAGATAATTACCCGATGCAAACAATTGTATCAGACTATTTAGCTCAGGAGCATCCTGATAATTTTTACCGTAGCTCCTGCCGTATGATTCGTCATTTGGAATCTCGAATTCAAACAACACCACTCGCTACTGGTGGCTATGTTCTATTCGCCCACATTACGATGAATCAACACGAGCATATTTTAGTTGCCATGTTAAGTCCCACGACGGGTACTGCGGTTAACGATGCCTTTGCTATCCAAGAAAGTGTCTACCTTGATATCGACAAGCTACGTGTGGCGGGGCGTATTGACATTACGTCCTGGCAATCAGGTGCCGAACGTTATATAAGTTTCCTGAAGGGGAGTAATGCTGTATCTGGTTACTTTAAGCAATTCCTGGGCTGTAACGATGTTTTGATCGCCAAGCGTGAAACGGAGAAATTGCGGGATGCGTTGAAAGAATTTGCGACTGAGCAAGGGCTTGACCCCGCACATCGAGAGGCTTTTCTGCAAACTGCACATGACCATTTGAAGCAACTGAGCAAAGATGGTGAGCCTGTAGATCTGACAACCTTTGTGAATGCGGTCTGGCCACAAGAACCAGAACTACTCTCGACTAAACTAGCCAACCAAGAACTGGAACTGTCGGATGGTTTTGTCCCTGATGGACGCGTACTAAAAGGAATCATTTCCTTTAAAGGAAAGTCTAATTATTGGGAACTAAAGTTTGATCGTGTCGGTCTTGTAGATGGTTCAATTGAGTATAATCGTGATCAGGATGTAATCATTCTAAGGAATATTCCTGATAGCTTCAGGGAAGAGATACTGGATGAGGTTGAGGAGTGAGTATCAGTTTTGAGCAGCTGGTGGGATTGTACAGGCAGATTACTTTCGGTAACGATATGGCCGAAGGTACGCTGGTGCTTACCCCAGAATCCTGCGAGTTGCTCAACACCTTGCTTGAGGACACTGATACATATGGGATCTCTCTGGCACAAGGCGAAGTAGAACCTGGTCAGCAGGTGTCGCTATTTGTGAACGCCCCAAAGACAAAGCTAGGTCTGCTATGCCGTAATTTGGCGGCTTTGTTAAAGTCGCCAAAACACCAAAGCGAGGAACCTTCCCGATACTACCTGATCGACAGCCAATTTTATAGTTCGGATGCGCCAACATCCGTAATTGAAAACTACCGCACTATCTTAACATTTCTGCGCCTGCTTAAAGAAAAGTCGGCATACTTTGATACCAGAGCATATGAATGCGTTTTTTTCCGTGCCGATGTATTTAAATTACCTATACGTTACAGTGCAGAAACCGTAGAAAATCTTGATAAAACGACACTCGATGAACTCATTCAGCAGTTTTCTGACGACACACACAAAGAGCAGAAACTCTCCCTTTTAATTGAAAGCATCCAGTTAATCGGTCAGGAAACGGAAAACAATAAAGTCTTTGAGTATGCACTGAAGAACATTGAAAAATTAAAAGTTGAGTTCGATAAGGGTTATCGCCTCTTCACTTCTGGGTTCTCATACGAAAAGGTTCTGGATGAACTTAGAACCGCCAAAGTTGAAGAAATGGGACGTATCCACAAAGTCTTTTCAGATATCCAAAACCAGATACTGGGTATCCCAGTCGCAACCATTATCGTCGCGACACAAATCAAGAAAGCAAGTGGTGATGTCTATCAAACCATTATCAATAGCGCAGTTTTTTTAGGGGCCTTTGTTTTTGCTACGTTGGTTATGTTGACTTTGTTCAACCAGTTACAGACGTTAACCGCTATCAAAGAAGAACTTCGACATAAAAAGACTCAGGTTGATAAAAAGTATGCATCAATAAAAAATGACATTGATAGTATCTTTTGCTCTGTACGTAAACGTCTTTGCCGTCAGGTTATTGCGTTCTGGTTTATCATTATGTTCCTTGTTGTCGCTATTATATCGACAGGATTAATTTACCTATACTGCACATACCCTGAAACATGGAATACCTTGGTTACAAAAGTGATGTCATGGTGGCATCACTTGAGCAATAAGCCCACTCCTTAAACCCCTTTAAAAGCCTTCCTGCCAGCCATCCCCCACACTGCCTTCATCACCCAATGGAGGCACTTATGAAAAATTCTCTTTTCCCGCGTTTATCCGGCTGGCTGGTGGCATCGGTGGTGCTGTTCGCACTGATTGCCCTGATTTCCCCGCAGCAACTCCCGGTTGTCATCTACAAACTAAGCCTGATTTCACTGGCGGCGGTGCTGGGTTACTGGCTGGATCGCAGCCTGTTTCCCTATGCGCGGCCCAATTATTTTCAGTCAGCGGAAGATGAACAACGTCTCTTTTCCGCCGCGATGCTACGCCGGGCCGTGATTGTCGCGGCGGTGTGTCTGTCCGTGGCGATGGGGCTGTAGCCATGACGCTGCATATGTACTGGCCGCAGGTTGTCTGGTCTGTGGCGGCACTGCTGGGGATGGGAATGGCGCTGGCGCGTCACGGGCAACCACGCACCGATAAACACAATTTCTGGTATCAGTCGCTGGCGGTACTGATTGCAGGCTGGCTGCTCTGGTGCGGCGGCTTTTTCAGCCAGGCTAACGCTGCCGAACCACCCGCCGCCGCCAAACCCTACCGCGCTGAACTGGTTCGCAACGCCCGCGCTGTGTGGGGTATGGATGCGCCGGTGGCGGATTTCGCCGGGCAGTTCCAGCAGGAATCCGGCTGGAACCCTTCTGCCCGCTCGCCCGTTGGCGCACAGGGGATGGCGCAGTTTATGCCCTCCACCAGCGACTGGATCAGCCAACTGTTTCCCGAACTCCGCGCCCGCGAACCGTTTAACCCGTCGTGGGCCATCCGGGCGCTGGTGCAATACGACCTGTGGTTGTGGCAGCGCGTCAGCGCCCGCGATGGTTGCCAGCGGATGGCATTCACCTTAAGCGCCTATAACGGCGGCTTAGGCTGGGTTAACCGCGACAAGAAGCTGGCGACGCAGCGCGGGCTGGATGCAGGCGTCTGGTTCGATGTTGTAGCCACGGTCAATGCCGGGCGTAGTGCGGCGAACTGGCGCGAGAACCGGGGTTATCCGCAGCGCATCCTCTACCAGAACGCACCGCGCTACCTGTCATGGGGAGGGGCTACCTGTGTTCAATAAAGGGTTAGCCATCACGCTTGCCTTTGCATTGGGTGGGTATTTCGCCTGGCTGCAAGGTCATAAGGCGGGCTATGAGAAGGCACAGACCGAATGCCTGCGCCTGCAAAAACAGCAGGCTGAGGCCAGCCAGCGGGCTTTGCAGGAAGAGATGAACCGTAGCCAGCAGCAGCTTATTAACATTCGCCAACATGAACAGACGTATCTCACCCGGACGGAAGAGCTGACCGCCCGTAACGCCGAACTTCAAAGGAAAATTAACGATGTTACGCATCATTACATTGACGAACGCGGCAAGGCTCACCCTGTCGATTGCGTGTTTACTCGCGGCTTCGTGCAGCAGTACAACGCCGCCTTCGGTGTGTCCGCCCCGGACATTGCCGCCGCTTCCCGCGACGCTGGCGCAACCGCCGCAGTCGTTCCGGGCGCTGACACCCGGTTACGCGCATCCGGTATCAACCAGCGCGACGTCCTCGCCAGCATTGCTGACAACGGAAAACAGTGCCAGCAACTGAAGGCACAGGTACATGGGTTACAGCAGTACATCAGAGAGGTGTCACGATGATGTTGCAGGTTGATTTCTGGGAAGTGGTTTCCATGCTGCTGTCGTTTCTGGGGGTAATGTTTGCCGCCGGTAAGATGCTGTTAACCCAGATTGAGAAGCGACTAAATGAACGCTTTGAGGCACTGGAGGCGGCGCGTAAAGATTCAGAGTCAGGCTGGTCACGGCTGGAGCGCGAGTTCCTGGAGTTCCGCGCCGATATGCCATTGAACTACGTGCGGCGCGAGGACTACATCCGGGGCCAGACGGTTATCGAAGCCAAACTGGATGCGCTGTATAACAAAATCGAACTGTCGCAAGGGGGTGGCAGATGATGGATAAAATTCGTCGTGAGTCGATGCGCTGGAATTTGATGCTGGCGCTGAACAAGGCGCGGCCCTATACCAGCAATGAACGGTTTTTACTGGCGGTGATGCAGGCGATTTACCCGGATGCCACCGCGCTGGAGCTTAGGCGTGAGCTGGACTATCTGGCTGACCGCCGGATGGTGGAACTGGTGAAGGAACCGTCCGGCACCTGGTTCGGTGATTTGACCCGTCTCGGTGTTGATGTGGTCGAGTACACCGTGGACTGTGGCCCCGGCATTGCCCGCCCGCAAAAGTACTGGAGTGAATGACATGGCCCGCCGCAGCACTATCGACAAACTTCCGGAGGATGTGCGCCGCTGGCTGGAACGGGCGCTGACAGACAGTGGTTTCAGCGGTTATGCCGAACTGGAAGAACTGATGCGTGATAAGGGCTACCTTATCAGCCGCAGCGCCATTCACCGTTACGGCCAGAAGATTGAGCGCCGCTTTACTGCCATCCGCGCGGCTACCGAAGCGGCGCGGATGCTGACGGAAGGAGCCGCCGACGATCAGGACGCCCGTTCGGAGGCGGTGATTGCGCTGATCCAGACTGAATTGTTTGAGTCCATCGTCCAGTTACAGGAGGCGGAGGTCGGCGAGATTGACCCGCAGGAGCGTGTGGCGCTGCTGTCGAAGGTGGCAAAGAACGTGGCGACGTTGAGCCGCGCCAGCGTCAACCTGAAGAAGTTTCAGCAGGAGCTGCGCGAGAAAATTGCCGCGAAAATGGACTCGCTGGAGGCCGAATCGAAATCCGGCTCCGGGCGCATTGACGCAGAAACGTTGCGCCGGGTGCGCGAGGAAATCTACGGGATCGTCAAATGAGCGCCGCCATTGAACTGCATGACTACCAGAAGGCGTGGTTTATGGACCGGGCCAGATTCAAGATTGGGATGTTCGCCCGCCAGACCGGGAAAACCTTCACCACCACGCTGGAACTGGTGGACGATTCCTTTGAAACCGAGGTAGCCGGAGGTCGCGCCCGCTGGGTGATTTTGTCGCGCGGCGAGCGCCAGGCGCGGGAAGCGATGGAAGAAGGCGTGATCAAACACTGCCGCGCCTACAATATGGCGATTCAGGTTATTGAAGGCGAACTGAAAGGCGATTCCGGCGAGCGTTATACCAAACTGGAGGCAGTCTTACCGGGCGGTTCACGCATCACCGCGCTGCCTGCCAACCCGGATACTGCGCGTGGTTTCTCTGCCAACGTGTATCTTGATGAGTTTGCCTTCCACGCCGACAGCCGCAAAATCTGGGCGGCGCTGTTTCCGGTGATCTCCAACGGCTGGAAGCTGCGCATCACCTCCACGCCTAACGGTAAGGGCAATAAATTCTACGAACTGATGACCGACAAAAAGCTGGCGGATATCTGGTCGCGGCATACCGTGGATATTCACCAGGCGGTACGCGGCGGTCTGCCGCGTAATGTGGAAGAGATGCGACTAGCGCTCAATGACGATGACGCCTGGGCGCAGGAGTTTGAATTGCAGTGGCTGGATGAGGCCAGTGCGTGGCTCTCCTTTGAACTGATTGACGGCGTGGAGCATGACCATGCCGGACTGCCGGAACACTACAGCGGTGGCCCGTGCTTTGTCGGTGTCGATATCGGCATTCGTCACGACCTGTTTGTTATCTGGGTGCTGGAACAGGTGGGCGACGTTTACTGGACGCGGGAAATTATTCTCCGTAAGCGCGCCACTTTCGCCGAACAGGACGCGCTGCTGGATGATGTATTTTTCCGCTATCGGGTACTGCGTTGCTGTATGGATCAGACCGGGATGGGCGAAAAGCCGGTGGAAGATGCGAAGTACCGCCACGGCAGCAGCCGGGTTGAGGGTGTGATATTTAGTGCGGCCAGTAAGCTGACGCTGGCCACGCGCGGTAAAGAAGTCTTTCAGGATCGGCATATCCGTATTCCGCTGGGTGATCAGGCGTTACGTGGCGATCTACATAAACTGCAAAAGATTACCGGGCCAACCGGTGTACCGCGTTTTGTGGCCGAGAGCGACAGCAGCGGTCATGCGGATCAGACATGGGCTTGTTTTCTGGCGGTCAACGCCTCCGATGGCCCGTCCGGGCCTGTCACCGTTAACTCGCGCCGCCGTCGTTCGTCGGTGCGTCTGCTGGAGGGCTATTAATGCCACGCGGAATTTACGTTACCCCCACCGAGTTCGTTTCATTCAGCGAGACGACCAAAAGTCTGTCGGATCAAATCGCCGTTCGTTCGCGCTCCATTGATTTCTACGGGCTGGGGATGTACCTGCCCAATCCCGATCCTATCCTCAAAGCACAAGGGCGCGATATTAAGATCTACCGCGAACTGCGTTCTGATCCGCTGGTCGGCGGCTGTATTCGTCGGCGCAAGGCGGCGGTGAAGGCGCTGGAGAACGGCGTCGAACGTGGCAATGCCACGGCGCGGGTGTTCCGCTTTGTGCGTGATCTGTTTGATGATCTGGATATTTCACGCATTACGGGCGAGATGACCGACGCTGTGCTCTACGGCTATCAGCCGTGTGAACTGATGTGGTCACGCGACGGCAAATCGTGGGCCGTGACCGATGTTGTGGGCAAGCCCCCGGAATGGTTTCAGTTCGATATGGAAAACCGCCTGCGCTTTCGCGCCCGCAATGCAGGCCTGGAGGGCGAGCTGACGCCGCCGTATAAATTCCTGCTGCCGCGTCAGGATGCGACCTACGATAACCCGTATGGCTTCCCGGATCTGTCGATGTGCTTCTGGCCCGTCACCTTCAAGAAAGGTGGCATGAAGTTCTGGGTGCGCTTTGCCGAGAAGTACGGCTCGCCGTGGGTTGTTGGCAAGCATCCGCGCGGTACGTCGCAGGGCGAGATTAACCAGTTGCTGGATTCTCTGGAGGCGATGATTGAGGATGCGGTGGCCGCTATCCCGGACGATTCTTCTGTAGATATCAAAGAGGCGGCGGGCAAAGCGGATTCCAGCGATATTTATCAGAATCTGATCACCCTGTCGCGCGGTGAGATTTCTATTGCGCTGCTGGGGCAGAATCAGACCACTGAAGCCAGCGCCAACAAAGCATCGGCGCAGGCCGGGCTGGAGGTGACGGATGATATCCGTGACGGTGATGCATCCATTGTAACCAGCGCGTTTAACCAGCTTATCCGCTGGATTGTGGAACTGAACTTCGGTGCGGTGGACTGCCCTGTGTTCCGTATGTGGGAGCAGAAAACGGTTGATGAAGTGCAGGCCGGACGCGACCAGAAACTGTCGCAGTCAGGCGTCAAGTTCACCCCACAGTACTGGAAGCGCGAGTATCAGTTACAGGATGGCGATATCGACGAAACCCCGTCACCTGCGCCGGTGGCATTTGCTGAGGCAGTAGCCGCCGATGTTGCTGCGCAGGAACTGCTGGATGCGGCGCTGGATGAACTGATGACCAATGGCAAGCTGGACGATACGCTGACGCCGGTGCTGGCTCCATTGTTTGCGCGGGTACAAAACGGCGTCGCGCCAGCGGTGTTGATGGGCGAACTGGCGGAGCTGTACCCGCAGATGAACACCGACGACCTGACAGAACGGCTGGCGCGTCTGTTGTTTGTGGCGAATATCTGGGGGCGGCTCAATGAGCGTGACGAGCAGTGAGCTGGCGTATAGTTTGACGCTCCCGCCAGAGAGGGCGATTGGCTATCTGGAGTCGAAGGGATACGTCCTGTCGCATGACTGGCGTGATGTGTGGGAGGAAGAGCACGCCCGCGCTTTTACCGTCGCTAAAGTTACCCGGCTGGACATACTGGAAGATATCCGCCGTAAGTTACAGCAGGCACTGGACGAAGGCAGGACGGCGGCATGGTTTCGTAAGGAACTTGAACCTGTGCTGAAAGAGAAAGGTTGGTGGGGCGAGAAAGAAATCACCGACCCGGACACCGGGGAAGTGACCATCATCCAGCAAGGCAGCACATGGCGGCTCGACACTATCTACCGCACCAATATGACGGTTGTTTACAGTGCCGGGCGCTGGGCTGAACAGATGGAAAACGTTGATGATCGCCCCTACTGGAAATATACCGCTATACAGGATAACCGTACCCGTAAGACTCATGAGGCACTGCACGGCACAGTCATGCGCTACGACGATCCCTTTTGGGAGGCATTCTATCCGCCCAATGGTTGGGGTTGTCGTTGTTCAGTCGTGGCGATGAGCGAGCGTGATATTACCCGGAGGAAAGTTACTGTGACCAGTTCAGGGGACTCGCTGGGGTATATTGCAAAACGTGTTTCTGATATGGCTATAGACTCGGTAGCGGCCTTTGTTACACCAACCGGGATTGTAGTCAGTCCCGACATTGGCTGGAGTTATTCTCCGGGCGCGGCATATCGCCCGGATCTGGCAAAATATGGCGGCGATTTGGCGGCACTGGCACAACAGGAATTAGTACCATGACGATGAATGCCATCAGTTTTGATGACCGCGCTCTACAGAGCGCCTTACATAGCCTGGAAATGTCCTGTCAGGATTTAACCCCTGCGATGCGTAAAATAGCCGGGGCATTGCTGGCAGAGACGCAGTACAACTTCGAAGATGAGGGTAACCCACCGTGGCCCCCCTCACTGGCAGCGCAGGCACGCGGTGGTCAGACTCTCCAGGATAGCGGGCATCTGGCGAGATCCGTCACCACCGATTACGGAGAATCGCATGTTGCTATTGGTAGCAACCTGGCTTATGCGGCCATTCACCAGAAAGGTGGTAAGGCTGGACGTAAACGCGCTGTAACGCTACCCGCTCGCCCCTATCTGCCGGTTGATGAACAGGGTGAGCTGTCTGTCGAGGCCAAACTGTCGGTTTTAGATACTATTCTGCGTCATCTCGAATCAGCGGCACGTAGATAAGATGTTTCTCCAGGCCGGGCGAATGCCCGGTCTGATCGCCTGACCCGCTTTATAAAGATTTATAAAGCCCTTTACGCCCCGCTTTTTATCCTCTACTTCCCCGCAGTGATTAAAGCGCTTTAAAAGCGATTTTCGCCCGTTTTTATAAAGCTATTCCCTGACGTACTACGGAGGGAATATGCCCGCATCCATTCATATCTTTAAATCCGGCACGCATACCGCGATGAACGGTAAGCGGATGCCGTTCACATCGGCTGAGCTGGCTGCTTGTGCAGCCGCTTATGATCCGGCGGTACATGAAGCGCCGCTGGTTATCGGCCATCCGACGCATGACGCCCCGGCTTATGGCTGGGTGAAGTCGTTAACCGCCTCGCAGGATGATTTGCAGGCCGAGCCTGACCAGGTAGATCCGGCGTTCGTCGAACTGGTTGGAGCCGGGCGCTACAAGAAAATTTCGGCCTCGTTCTATTTGCCTGATTCGCCCAATAACCCGAAGCCCGGTTCGTTGTATCTGCGCCATGTTGGCTTTCTTGGCGCACAACCGCCTGCCGTAAAAGGCTTAAAACCCGTCGAGTTCAGCGAGCAGGAGGAAGGCGTGGTCGAGTTCGCCGACTGGGGACTTTCAACCAGCGCAGGGATGTTTGCCCGCCTGCGCGATTTCCTGATCAGCAAGTTCAGCCTCGACGAGGCCGACAGCGTTTTGCCGTCCTGGCAAATCGATGCGCTACGCGATGAGGCGCAGCGTGATGACCCCAAACCCGACCCGGCTTTCAGTGAGCCAAAACCTGAACCAAAGGAGAAATCCGTGACTGAAGAAGAAATTAAGGCGATGCGCGAAGAGAACGCCCGCCTGAAAGCCGACGCTGCTGACCGCGCGAAAGCTGATGTAAAACGCCGTGCCGACGAACTGCACACCACCAATGTTTCCTTTGCCGAGGAACTGGTGACCGGCGGCAAGTTGACGCCTGCGGCTAAAGGCGTGGTCGTCGCGCTGCTGGATGAAGTAAGCAAAGGCGATGCGCCGGTGGAGTTCGCCGAGGGCGATGTGAAGAAACCGCTGGCGACGGCGTTTAAAGAACTGCTGACGAGTGCTGCGCCGGTATTGGACTTCGGCGAAGTTGCCAGCAAAGACCGCGCCAGCCGCGATACCGTGCGCACCGTCGATTTTGCCGATGCCGACCCGGAGCAACTGGCGGTGCATAACAAGGCCGTGGCGCTGGCGAAAGCGGAAGGCATCAGCTACGAAGCCGCCGTTAAACGCTGCTTATAAAGGAGAAAAGAATGCCAAATCATTTACAGGGTAAACGCGTCGTTAACCCTATTCTGACCACCGTTGCGCGTGGTTATAAGAACGCGGCGTTTATCGGGGAGAAGATTTTCCCGATTGTGGAAATGGAGAAAGAAGGTGCAACGGTGCCGACGTTTGGCAACGGCGTGTTTGCGGTCTATGAGACGAAACGCGCCGTGGGGGCTGACAGTAACGTCATGATCCGCGAGAAGACCGGTTCGGTGGATATTGTGCTGGATGAACACGATCTGGCCGTGCCGGTGGATTATCGCGAGAGCGCGGAGAGTATCTTCGACGAAGAGGCAAAAGCTACCCGCCGCGCCACCAATGGCATCCTGCTGCGCCGTGAAGTTTATGCGGCTGCGCTGGCGCAGGATGCGAAGATTTACAAGTCCAATGCGAAAAAGGCTTTCACTGCGGCGGACTGCTGGGCTAACGGTCACGGCGACCCGCTGCGCGACGTTGAGACCCATATGGATGCAGTGCGTAATAACGTAGGCCTGCGCCCGAACATTATCACGATGGGCGCATCGGTGATGACGCTGCTGAAATTCCACCCGGTGATTCAGGCTGCTATCGGCGCGAACGAACGCAAGATTATTACCACCGATATCCTCAAAGAACTGTTCGGTGTGGATGAAATCGTAGTCGGTAACCCGGTATCGCTGGGTAAAGACGGCAAAACCGCAGACCTCTGGAAAGACAACCTGATGGGCCACTACGTCACGCCGCCGCAGGGGGGCGCGACGTCGGCTGATGAGAATGAGCCGTCGTTCGGCTATACCTTCCGCCGCAAGGGGATGCCTGTTATCGATCAGTACGACGCAGTGGGCGGTAAAGTCCATCACTGTCGTTATACCGATATCTATAAGGTGGTCGTGGTTGGTTCTGACGCCGGGTTCCTGCTCTCTGGCCTCAAAGGAGGTGCATGATGGCCGTCACTCAACAGGTCATTCTGACCACCACTGTCGTTGCCGTTGACATCATTCTCCAGCAGCACTTTGTCGGCTTCGACGGCAAGGTCTGCGCGGCGGGTAAAGCCGTTCTCGGCGTCGCGGAAACCGATGCCAACGCAGAGGACGCCGTTGGCGTCAATGTGCTGGGGATTATTGCTGTTGAAGCAGGCGCAGCGATTGAAGCCGGTGCATCCGTCCAGTCCGACGCTGGAGGCCGCGCCATTGCGAAAACGGGCAGCAATGCTGTCGCCGGAATCGCGCTGGATGCGGCAACGCAGGCGGGCGATACGGTGCGCATTCTGCGCGGGGCCTGATGATGGACTACTGCACCCTGGACGAACTCACCCTTTCGCTGCCGTGGCAGACGCTGGTCTGGCTGTCGAATGAGGATGCCACGGCGACCACGGTGAATGAGGCCGTGGTGCAGGAAGCAATACGCCATGCGCAGGAACGCATCGATGCCTACCTGCGCGGGCGCTACACGCTGCCGCTACCGGAAGTGCCAACAGTGATCCATGACGTAGCCGTGTCGATTACCCGTTACCGCCTGTATGCCCGCCGCCCGGAGGGCGCACTGCCCGATGCGGTAAAGGACGACTACAAAGACGCCCTGAAGCAACTGGCGGATATCCGCGATAACAAAATGACGCTCGGCCTGCCATCCACCGAAGCTGATGTACCGGAATCCGGTGAGTTTCGGGTGCGAGCGCGAGCGGCAACGTTTGGCGGCGCTAACGGCCTGCTGGAGAAATACTGATGGACACATTGACCATCGTCGATGACGTGGTGGCGCGGCTGCGTACCAAACTCCCGGCGCTACAGGTGGAATATTTCCCGGAGAAGCCGGAAGAGTTCCGGCTCAACCACCCGGCTGGCGCGGTACTGGTGAGTTATATCAGCTCGAAGTACGCCTTGCCGGATGACACCTGCGCGGTGGTTCAGGCGCAGACCGTCACGCTGTGCGCCACGGTCATCATGCGCCAGTTGAACGGGCGCGGTGGGGCAGTAGCGGTACTTGAACTGGTGCGCCGTGCGCTCGGCGGCTGGCGTCCGGTGAATTGTCACCGCCCGATACGGCTGAAGCAGGACACCTTTATTGGCGAAGTGGCGGGACTCTGGCAATACGCGCTGGAGTTCGTCACCGAAACGATGTTTGTAGAGGACAGCGACGTGGACGAGCTGCCATTGCTGTTTACCGTGAACTACGAGGAACAACCATGAAATTTATTTACCACGGCCCGGCCAGCGGCGTAACGCTGGCTGATGGCGCTGAAGTGCTGCTCTGGCCGGAAAGCGAAGTGGAACTGCCGGAAGAACATGACTACGTGCAGACGTTATTGGCACTTAAATATCTGAAGCCGGTGACAGTAGAAAGCCCAGTGGATGCAGATGCGGAATCTGAACCGCAGCCACTGAAAAGTAAGAAAGAGAAGGAGGCAACCAGTGGCAGCTAACTATTTGCACGGCGTCGAGACTATTGAGATCGAGCGCGGCCCTCGCCCGGTACGTACCGTTAAATCAGCGGTAATTGGTCTTGTTGGCACGGCTCCCGTTGGTCCGGTCAATGAGTCGGTATTGTGTCTGTCTGAGAAAGACGCAGCACAGTTTGGACCACAACTGACTGGATTTAGTATTCCGCAGGCACTGGATGCGATCTACGATCACGGTGCGGGAACGGTTGTGGTGATTAACGTTTTTGATCCAGAAAAACATTCTAATAGTGTGACGAATGCCACGTTGAAAGTTGACAGCAATCATCAGATCAGATTAGCCCAGGGGGCTGTCAGTAATGTAGTGGTAAAGAATGGTTCAAGTGTGGTTGTAGCAACTGATTACAGCGTTGACGCCGCCACGGGGGTCATTACGCTGCCAACTTTTATGGTCGGCGCAGGGCTGAGTATTAGCTATCGTTATCTGAATCCATCCGCAGTCACGGCGGCAGATATCATTGGTGCAATTAATATTGCAGGTCAGCGTACAGGAATGAAGTTGCTTGAGGATACGTACAGCCTGTACGGGTTTAAAGCCAAGATCCTCATTGCACCGGTGTTCTGTACTCAAAGATCGGTGAGTACAGAACTGATCGCACTGGCAGAGAAGCTGGATGCAATAACCTATATTGACGCTCCAATTGGTACTACGTTTAGTCAGGTATTGTCCGGGCGTGGTGCCAGAGGTGTTATCAACTTCAACACCAGCTCCGAACGCGCCCGTCTGTGCTATCCGCACGTTAAAGTTTACGATGCGGCCACCGACAGTGAACGACTGGAGCCGCTCTCCTCCCGTGCCGCTGGCCTGCGTGCCAAAGTGGATTTAGATAACGGTTTCTGGTGGAGCAACTCTAACCAGGAGATCCTCGGCATCACTGGCGTTGAGCGTTCGCTGTCGGCGATGATTGACGATCCACAAAGCGAGGTAAACCAACTGAACGAAAACGGCATCACCACCGTTTTCAACAGCTACGGCACCGGGATGCGCCTGTGGGGCAACCGTACCGCCGCGTGGCCGACCGTTACCCATATGCGCAACTTTGAAAACGTGCGGCGTACCGGTGATGTAATTAACGAGTCGATCCGCTATTTCAGTCAGCAGTATCTGGATATGCCGATTAACCAGGCGTTAATTGATGCGCTCACTGAGTCGGTCAACGCCTATGGCCGCAAGCTGATTGGCGATGGTGCGCTACTGGGCTTCGAGTGCTGGTATGACCCGGCGCGTAACGAGCAGACCGAACTGGCCGCTGGCCATCTGTTGCTGAGTTACAAATATACGCCACCTCCGCCGCTGGAACGGCTGACGTTTGAGACAGAAATCACTTCGGAATATCTGGTTAATCTGGAAGGTAAACGCTGATGGGCGGAAAAATTGAAGTTAACCGTATTACCAACGCCAATATCTATATCAACGGCAATAACCTGCTGGGCCGCGCGGAGGAGATTAAGCTGCCGGATATCAGCATGATTATGCAGGAGCATAAGGCGCTGGGGATGGTGGGTAAGATTGAGTTGCCCGCCGGGTTCGACAAACTGGAAGGCGAAATCAAGTGGAACAGCTTCTATCGTGAGGTGATGCGTCATGCGGCTAACCCGTATAAATCGCTGGCATTGCAGTGCCGTTCGTCTATCGACCGCTATAACTCAACGGGGCGTATCGATGAAATCCCGCTGGTGACGCACCTTACGGTAATGTTCAAGAAGAATCCGCTGGGGACGTTTAAGCAACATGAGAATCCGGATTTTTCCAGTGCCTTTAGCTGCACCTATATCAAGCAGGTGGTGGACGGCGAGACATTGCTGGAGCTGGATTATCTGGCGAATATCTTCAAAGTGAATGGCGTGGATCAATTAAGCACTTACCGCAGTAATATCGGAGGCTAACCGCTCATTAAAGCCGTTTAATACTGTTTGTTTATTCCCTCCTCAATACTGTCCTCATCATTCGATGAGGACAGTCACCATGAAAAACACTTTCAAACTGCAATACCCTTTCACCGCGCCCTCCGGGCAGCGCATCGACGAGCTGCAACTCACTCGCCTGAAGGTGAAAGATATGCGCGCGGCGCGGCGTATCAGCGATAAGCCGGAAGACTGGGACGAGCCGCTGTTAGCGGCAATGACCGGGCTGGTGCCGGAAGACCTGGCTGAAATGGATCTGGCTGATTATCAGGCACTGCAGAAACGATTTCAGGACATGCTTGGGCTGGGCGGCGAATCCGCAGCAACTGTGGCAGGCGATGGCACTGCTGGCGCGGTGGTTTAGATTTCAGCCGGGGGAAATTGACAATCTGGCGGTTGGGGATTTTGAACGCTGGCTTGATGAGGCCAGCGCCCAGATTAAGCGTGAGAGCGGCGGCGGTTGAGTACCCATTCGGTAATACCGCCGATAATGGCAAACAGGAAAGTCAGTAAATAAACGGCGGGCTGTATTACCCAGGCCATCAGGGCTGTCAGTAACAGGACGCCAATGCTGCCCACACCAATCATTAACACAATCGCCAGTCCATTATGGCAATTCTGTAAGGTGTAGCTGACCACCTGAAATAGCGCCCAGCCATCTACCACCACAATCGCAGCGATCAATAGTCCTTTAAACAAAGCTAATGCGTTGTTCATAACGCCTCTTTTTCGTGTGGTTTTCGGGAGTGTAAAACGTGGCCGCAGATCTTTCAATTAGTGTTCTGATTGGTGGTGCAATTAGCGGGGCGTTTCGTTCTGCAATGGGGGGAACGCGCAGCGCGTTAACCGATTTAGGCAGATCAACACAGCGGTTACGCACTCAACAGAACGCCCTGAACGACGCTCTTGCCCGTTACGGTCATTTGGGGGGGAGCGTAGCGAACAGGTTGAACGCTGATTTACAGCGTGTTTCACGCACTCTCCAGCAGTTACAGAATCAACAGGCAAGATTGTCAGCATCTGCCGCGCGTAGTCAGGCCTTACGCAATCAGCGGATGAATCTGTATGCCCAGGGGGCAGAAACCTATGCCCTTGCAAGAACAATGTCGGCTCCGTTCGTATCGTCTGTTAAGACCTACGCAGGATTTGAGTCCGGCTTACGGGATATCGCCGTCACAGGCAACCTTAATGATAAACAGGAAGTGGCTATTGGTAATGCCATCCGTCAGGCCGCGGGCCAGGTAAACCAACTGCAGGAAACACTGCTCGGCGGTGTGAATCAACTGGTTGCAGACGGTATGAATCCTGAAAAAGCAGCTGGCATGGTGGAATTACTCGGTAAAACGGCCACCGCCACCAAAGCCGATATGACCGATCTGGCGAAGATGACATATGCATTCAGCGATGCGCTGAAGATTGGTGATGGTAAGGAGATGGAAGAAGCCTTTGCAATGGCAGCCGTCGGTGCAAAGACCGGTTCCTTTGAATTAAAGGATATGGCTAAAGCTCTCCCCACCCTGGCGAAAAGCTTTGCCGCCAAAGGCATTACCGGGCCGGAGGCAATTAAGGAGATCGTTGCATCTCTTGAGGCAGCAAAAGGTTCAGGTTCAGCAGAAGAAGCTGTGACCAATATGACTAACTGGATGGCTGCAATGACGCGCGGTGACACCGTTAAGAAATATGAAAAAGCGGGCGTAGACTATGAGGCGTCAATGCAGGATTACGTCGCCAAAGGTTATTCACAATATGAAGCTTCCTTGATGATTGCGGATCGCTTTATTAAGGGAAAAGGTGATGCATTTATTAAGCAGTGGCAGGAAGCTGGCGCAAGCGGTGACGGCGAAGCACAGCAAAAATTGATGGAGTCGTTCGGTCTGTCAGAGGTGTTTACCGATATTCAGACCGTCAATCATCTACTTTCGATGCGGCAGAACTGGGATAAATATCAGTCTAATAAGGCCCAGATGAGTGATCCTGGATCGCAAAATGCGTTGGATACCGACTTTGGTAAACAAAATAACACGCTGGAAGCCCGGTGGCGAAAATCTCAAGTTGCGATGAATGAAATTGCAATCAGCATAGGTAGTTCGCTTCGCCCGGCACTGGTTGAATTATCGGAAAGTCTGTTACCCGTATTGGATTCGTTCAGTAAATGGCTCGCGGCAAACCCGGAGATGGTCGCGACGGTTGCCAAACTACTCGCTGGATTTATTGCCTTTAAAGCGGCAACGGTGGGCTGCAAACTGGCGCTGAACTTAATGCTTTCTCCCTTTGCTGACTGTATCAAAGCCGTTGAACTACTAAGGACCCGCTGGTTGTTCCTTAAAGTCGCATTTTCGACAGGGGGCAGATTCCATGTGGTAACGCGGATGCTAACTTCACTGGGACGTAGCGCTTTAAAGCTGGCAAAAATTCTGGGCAGTGGGCTGCTGCGTGGTCTGATGATGGCCGGACGGGCGGTATTGTTTCTTGGCCGTGCGCTGCTGATGAATCCCATCGGGTTAATCATCACCGGCATCGCCGTGGCCGCGTATCTGATTTATCGCTACTGGGGGCCAATATCCGCTTTCTTTAAACGGCTGTGGGCGCAGGTCACGGTAGCGTTTCGCGGGGCATGGAGCGGCATCAAAGGTATCTGGAGCGGCGTGACAGGCTGGTTCTCCGGTATCTGGGCACAGATTAAGACCGCGTTTTCTGGCGGTATCGCGGGCGTCGGCAGATTAATTATGAACTGGTCGCCGCTGGGGTTGTTCTGTAAAGCCTTTGCCGGGGTGATGAAATACTTCGGTATCGATATGCCGAAGAACTTTACCGATTTTGGCGGCAATCTGATTAACGGTCTGGTGAACGGTATCGGCAATGCGCTGACCGCCGCGAAAGAGACGGTCGTCAATTTTGGTAACTCCATTTCCGGCTGGTTTAAAGAGACGCTGGGTATTCACTCCCCCAGCCAGGTCTTTGCCGGGTTCGGCGATAATATCGCGCAAGGGGCCGCTATTGGTATCAACCGCACCGCCCCGGATGCGATTTCCGCCAGTCAGCAAATGGCGGCGGCGTTAATTCCTCCACTGCCGGATATCAGCGTACCGGGGCTGGATGTTGCTCCGATACCAAAGATTGCGCCAGTGACGGGCGTCATCGCTCCCCAGTTCAATCCACTGCTGTCGAAAGCCGCACCGCCTGCGCCCTCTGCGGCGGGTATGGCGCTGGCCGGAGCAGCGGGCGCAGTGTTATCCCGCCCCAAACCGCTTCCGCCAGTGCCACCGAAAGCCGCCGCGCCTGCCGTTCCTGAACTACCAAAAAGTAATGCTCCTGCCGCCAAAGGGCGCAATGCCAGTGTGCATGTACCGGGGCAGTCATCCGGGGTGAATGTGACCTTTGCGCCGCAAATTACTATCAAGGGCGCGGCATCGGCTACCGAAGGCGAAATCACTTCTGCGCTGAAACTGAGCCTGCACGAACTGGAGAAGATGATGGAGCGGATTATGGCGCGTCGTGAACGCCGGGAGTATGCGTAATGTTTGCCGTACTGGGTGATATTGAGTTTGAGGTGGTGACCTACTGGGACGGTTTTGATGCGTCGTTTGGCATGGATTATGCCGAGCACTCACGTATCGAAGGTAAGCCGGGGTTGCAGTTTATCGGCGAAAAGCTGGATGAAGTGAGTATCAGCCTGGTGTTCCACGAACACTATTGCCAGCCGGATGTTGAACTGGCGCGGCTGCGTGACGCGATGGTGGCACATCAGGCGCTGGCGCTGGTGTTCGGCAACGGTGACTATCGCGGCTGGTTTGTGATCACCGATATCCGGGCAACCAGCCAGCAGACCGATGGCCTCGGCAATGTGCAGGCGTTAAGTGCGGAGCTGTCGCTGAAGGAGTACATCGGCGATCCGAAAAATCCCCTGACGCCACCTGCGGTGTCCGGGGATGATCCGAATATTGACTCATGGTCTGACGATGCTGATGACAGTTTTTCTGGCAGCGATATGTTCGAAGACCTGGGCGATATTACTGACGGGCTGGGTGAGGTATCGGATGCGCTGGATGCCGCTGCGCAGGCGTTCGATGAGGCGGTGTCGTGGGCAGAAGATATGGCGGGACAGGTCGAGGACGCCATTGGAGAAGCAATGGAACAAGTCGGGGATCTTGTTGATGATGTACTGGGACCGCTGGAGGAGATGCTGGACGAGGTGGTCTCTCCGCTGGAAGATATTCTCGACGATGTATTGTCCCCCCTGGACGATGTGCTGCAAACGCTGACGGACATCACAGACGGCAGCGTACTTGCAGATGTTCTTGGCGACGTCGGGCAATACGCCTCGCAGATTTATGACGAAATCAGCGGCACCCTGACCGGGTTTGAGGATATCAGTCTGGACAATTTCACCACTGTTTTTTCGCAGGCACTGGACGTTGTGCGCAACGGCCAGTCGCTGATGGAAGAGTGCTCCCCTGCCGTTAGCAGGCTGGCGGCAGCAATCATTACAAGGAGCGTGTAATGGGCGGCTGGATTGAACATATCACCACCGAGGGTGAACGCTGGGATAATCTGGCGTTCCGCTATTATGGCGATCCGATGGGCTATGAGCGCATCATTATCGCTAATCCGCATATTGCGATCACGCCCACGCTGGCCTCCGGGCTGCGGCTGCGTATCCCGGTGATTGGGCCGATGCAGGTGCATGATGTTGATGAGGTGCCACCGTGGCTCAGGTAAATGCCGTTATCACCCCCGTTTTCACCCTGTTTTACGGGCAGAAAGATATCACCCACGATATTGCGCCTTTTGTCCTGAGCGTGACGTATACCGACAGTCTCAAGAGCGAGTCGGATGAAATCGACGTGCAGGTGGAAGACACTGCCGGGCGCTGGCGGGATGCCTGGTATCCGGGCAAAGGCGATATGCTGATGCTGAAGTTAGGTTATCAGGGCGAAGCGTTGCTGGACTGTGGATCGTTCTCCATCGATGAGATTGAGCTGGGCGCACCGCCGGATACGGTATCCATTCGCGGCGTGGCGACGTCGGTCAATAGCGCCCTGCGCACCGCGTCCAGCGAGGGCTACGAAGAAACGACGCTGGATGCGATTGCCAGCCGTATCGCACAGAAGCACGGCCTGAAGCTGGTTGGCCAGATAGAGCCAATTACTATTGATCGGGTGACGCAATACGCGGAGACAGACGTCGGCTTTCTGAAGCGACTGGCGGGTGAGTATGGCTACGCGCTGAAAGTCACCACTGATGAGCTGGTGTTTTCCCATCTGGCCACGCTGCGCAGCAATGCGCCGGTGACGACGCTGACGCCGCAGGATGTGGCGCGATGGTCGCTGCGCGATACCATCAACCGCATCTATAAGGATGCAAAGGTGGCGCATCAGAAGAGTAAGGATAAGGAACTGATCACCTATAACGCCGATGGCAGTAGCAGTACCGCCCCACGCGGTAAATCAACCAGCGCCGATACGCTCAAGGTCAATGCGCGGGCGGCGGATCAGGGGACGGCACAGGTGAAAGCCGAGGCGGCGCTGGATGATCATAACGAGTATCAGCAGACCGGTTCGCTCTCCATGATGGGTAACACGCAGCTTATCGCCGGGAACAAAATCAATCTTGACGGGTTCGGAGTGCTCTCCGGGGAGTGGCTTATCACCAGCGCCCGCCATTCGTTCGACCGTTCATCAGGGTACAGTACGGAGATCGAGATTGGACGCGGCCCGAAAACGGCGGCGGGCAGCAGCTCTGGCTCCGGCAAACGTAAGAATAAAAAGCCCGACACCCTGACCGTTTATCACCCTGACGGTACAACAACGCAGGAGACACAATGAAAGGCGTAACCCGACAGACCGGTATTATCAGCGATATCGACGAAGTGAAGGTGTGTGTGCGCGTCACCCTGCCGGAATGCGACGATCTGCGTACCAACTGGCTCCCCATCCTGCAACGCAATACACAGGACAATAAGGACTACTGGCTCCCGGATATTGGCGAGCAGGTGGAGGTTCTGCTGGATGATAACGGCGAGGATGGCGTGGTGCTGGGGGCTGTCTATTCGTCGGTCGATACGCCGCCGGTGACTGACAAAGACAAGCGCTATGTGAGGTTCTCCGATGAGGCCGCGATTGAGTATGATCGCAAACAGCACCAACTTACCGTTAATGGCGGCATTGAAAAAATCGTGATTGAGGTGAAAACCAGTATCACTATTACCGCACCGCTGACCACGATTAATAGCAATATTCAGGTTAACGGCAATATCAATGCGTCAGGCACTATCATCGACGCAGGCGGCAATACCAACCATCACTCTCATTAAAGCGGTTTAATACCGCGCTGTAGCACCGGGGGCGACAATGCCCCCATGAGCACACAATCCCATCCTTTAAATCTGCACTGGCAACCGGCCCTGAAACGCGACGGCGAATACGTCTGCGGGCTGGATGATATCAGCCAGGCCGTTCACATCATTCTGCGCACACCGCGCGGCAGCGATCCCCATCGTCCCTTTTTCGGCAGCGACCTGTGGCGCTATATCGACTGGCCTGCTGAACGGGCGATTCCGCATGTGGTGCGTGAGTCGGTGGAGGCTATTCGTCAATGGGAGCCGCGCTGCAAATTTCTGAAAGTGGTGCCGGAACTGGACGGCGAACATCTCACGCTGCGCATCCAGTGGCGTGCCGCTGATGGCGTCATTAATGAAACGGAGGTGGTATGGCGTTAGATGAACCCGATTTTATCGACCGCGACCCGGCGCAAATTACCAGCGAGATGATTGCGCAGTATGAAGCGGCCAGCGGTAAAACGCTCTATCCGGCGCAGGCGGAGCGGCTGCTGATAGACGTCTTTGCCTACCGTGAGAACCTTGTACGCATCGGCATCCAGGAAGCGGCAAAGCAGAACCTTGTGGCGTTTTCCCGTGCGCCAATGCTCGATTATCTCGGCGAACTGGTGGGTGTGAAGCGCCTGCCCGCACAAGCGGCGCAGACCACATTGCAATTCTCCGTTGCCAAGGCGCAAAAGCGCAATGTGTTGATCCCGGAGGGAACCCGCGCCAGCGCCTCTAACAGCGTGATGTTTGCCACCGATGATGACGTGCTGCTGCCTGCCGGAAGCCTGAGCGTGGATGTGACTGCCACCTGTACCACCGCTGGTGAGCCTGGTAATGACTGGCAACCGGCGCAGATTAGCGCACTGGTAGACAGCGTGGCGGGCGTGGATTTGCAGGTAACGAACATTACTGCTTCAGGCGGTGGATGTGCCGATGAGGGTGACGACGCCCTGCGTGAGCGTATCCGGCTGGCCCCGGAGTGCTTCAGCAACGCGGGCAGTTATGGCGCGTACCGCTTTCATGCGTTGTCGGTCAGTCAGGCGATTATCGACGTGGCCATCCTCGGCCCGGATGAAGGGCTGGATGAAGGTTGCGTGGAGATTTACCCGCTGACGCAGGACGGCCTGCCCGGAGACGAACTGCTCGCACAGGTGGTACAGGACGTCAGCAAAGAGAAAAAGCGCCCACTGACAGATAAGGTGAGCGCGAAGAAACCACTCCGCGTGGCATATCAGATTAACGCGCAACTCACGCTGTTCACTAAAGCCGATCAGGACTCAACCCTGCTTGCCGCGCGGCGGGCCATCGCCGACTGGACGGCAGAACGCGAGCGCCATCTGGGGCTGGATATCGTCCCCAATCAAATCATCAAGGTGTTGCAGGTGGCGGGAGTTTATGACGTGGCGCTGGAAACGCCTGCCAAACGAGTGCTGGCGGCGCATGAGTGGGCGCAGTGTACCGCAATTGATGTGACCATCGCCGGGGTGAGCGATGGATAAGTTACCGCTTCAACCGCCGCTGGCCGGGGATGAACGCTTTACCCGGCTGGCAAATCTTGCCGCCGAACGCTTCGCACAACTCGATCTGACTGTGCTGCTGATTTACCTAGTGGATCTGGTGGACGCCACGGCGCTACCGTCGCTGGCAGAACAGTTTCATGTTCAGGGGCTGGAAGGCTGGCTGTTCGCCCGTAATGAGCGGCAGAAACGCGATCTGATCAAGCAGGCCATTGAGCTGCACCGCTATCGCGGTACGCCGTGGGCTGTGCGTCAGGTACTGAAGATTCTGGCACTGGACGGCGATATCAGCGAGTGGTTTGAGTATGGCGGCAAGCCGTACTTTTTCCGCATGGGTGTGACGCTTGAGACGCGCGGGCTGACTGAGGATGAATTTAACGCGCTGATTGTGCTGATCCATGAGTACAAGAACGTCCGCTCAAAGCTGGAGATGCTGACTATCTGGCTGATTAACCAGAGCCAGATCCCCGTTATCGCCAGCGCGGTTCAGGGCGGCGAGATCGCTACCGTTCTGCCGTGGATTGCGGAGAGCGTGAGTCAGTCGTCTGCGGTTTATCTGGCGACGGAGTGTCTGAGTGCAGAGGTGGTAACGGTGTTGCCTCCGCTGCATGGCAATGTTGAGCAGACCAGCGTTATGAGTGTTGGAGCGGGCTGCTGGAGTATTGAGTTTGTCACTGTTTACCCGGAGGAGTAATGGCGAGTGAATTTTTTACCATTTTAACCGCCGCTGGCCGCGCGAAAATCGCGGCGGCGTTGGCGGAACAAAAGCAGATAGTGCTGCAAACAATGGTCGTTGGCGACGGCGGTGGGCAGTATGCCGAACCGAAAGAGAGCCAGACAAAGGTGGTGCGTGAAGTCTGGCGCGGGCCACTGAATACTCTGAAAATCGCCCCGGAAAACCCGGCGTGGGTGATTGCCGAGGCGGTACTGCCGGAATCAGTCGGCGGCTGGTATATCCGCGAGGTGGGATTGCTGGATAAGGACGGCGTACTGATCGCCATTGGCAAGTTCCCGGAAACCTATAAGCCGAAGCTGCCTGCCGGGGCCAGTAAGCAGATTGTGATCCGTGCGGTGATGGAGGTGACGAACGCGGCGGCTGTGACATTGATGGTTGATCCATCACTGGTGATGGCAACGGTAGATTATGTGGACTCCAGTATTGAAGAGCACGAAAGATCGCATAATCACCCGGACGCGACGCTGACGCAGAAAGGCTTTACGCAGCTTAACAGCTCAACCAATAGCACGCTGGAAACGCAGGCAGCAACGCCGAAGGCGGTGAAGGCGGCGATGGATAAGGCGAATGAGGCACTGGAAAAAGCTGGGGCTGATAAAGCGCATAAACATCCGTGGGGCGATATTACCGGGGTGCCGGATGGCACTACGGCGCAGAAAGGGGTTGTGAAGCTTAATAGTGCGACGAACAGTACCAATACGACAGAGGCAGCGACACCGAGTGCTGTTAAGGCGGCGTATGACCTGGCGAATGGTAAGGCGGCGGGAAATCATTCGCACCCCTGGAATCAAATTACCGACGTTCCGGATGCCACGACGGCACAGAAAGGAGTTGTGAAGCTTAATAGCTCTACGAATAGTAACAGCACGACGGAAGCGGCGACGCCGAGCGCAGTTAAGGCGGCGTATGACAAGGCAAGTGCGGCAGCTCCAGCCAACCACTCCCATTATCAGTTTTTTACGGCTAATGGGACTTTTACTGTACCGGATGGGGTGACGCAGATCTTTGTTGAGGTTGTTGGTGGTGGTGGTGGCGGAGCCGGAGGTTCATCAGCAAATAATGTTTGTTCCACAGGGGGAATCGCTGCCGGATGTATTGCTGGTTATGTTGATGTTGCACCAAAAAGTCAGATACCTGTAATGGTTGGTGTAGGCGGTAGCGGAGGTGCGAAAGGCAGCGGCTCACAAGGTATAGGTTATAACGGGAACGCTGGAGGACAATCCTCTTTTGCATATCTGAATGTACCAGGTGGTGATGGAGGTGTAGCAGGGTGTACAGGAGGAAATGTAATAAGATTTCTCCCCTCTGATGGGAATGGAGGCGGGCGTAAGGAAGAGTATGTAACTCTAGGGCTAAGAGGGAGTGATTCTATCTTAGGTAAAGGTGGAATCCCTGGGAATGTCACATTAGAACGTTCAGAGATAATAGCTGGTTCATTACCATCTAATGCAAATGGCTTCGGTGCAGGTGGTGCAGGTGGTAGCTCCAGTGCCAGTAACCGGGGGTATCTAGGTGACTGGGTTCTTAATAATGGATCGAATGGTTCTTCTGGTATCGTCAGAATTTATTGGTGAAGATAATGTCAAAATATGCTTACTACGATCCTGCATCCTTACGTGTTCTGGATTGGATGGATACCGAGTTATTCTGTTATCCAGAGAGAACAAGTCTGATTGAATTAACTGAGCAACAATGGCTTGAACATTTCAATCAAGGGGAATATGTCTGGGTTAATGTTGAAGACAGAACGTTTACCACCACATTACCCCCAGGGGATTTTTACCGGTTAGACGGAAAGGTATGGGTATATGACGTAGCCAGATTTGCCCTCGAGCTTAATAACGCTAAATCGCAAGTTAAACAAGCGATAAAAGCACAACGAGACGAAGTCACTGCCGATTATATTGTGATTGGTGACTACCACTTCCACAGCGATGCCAGTAGCCGTATCCAGCAGATGTCACTGACTAAAATGGGACAGGCAAAGCAAATCCCCAAAGGCTTAATGTGGCAGACCAAAAACCTCGGACTTCTTGAGCTGACCAATGAAATCGCGGCGCAGTTTGAGTCCGTTACAATGGATCACGATATGCGCCTCTTTGCCAATGCCCAGCGGCATATTGCCGCCGTTGAGGCGCTGGAAGATATCCAGGCAGTTCAGGCGTATGACTACTCCACGGGGTGGCAACCATGAAGCAGGTGTATCTGGCGTTCTATAAAGGGCGAGAAGATCATCATGGGTTTGCACGGCTTTCCGACTGGCTGACGCGACTGGTGACGCGGGGTGAGTATTCTCACTGCGAGCTGGCCGTTGACCTGGGTAACGGTGAGTTTGTTTGTTATTCGTCGTCGGTGCGTGACAAGGGGGTGCGCTGCAAGCAAATGCCGCTGCCGCGCGATAAATGGGATTTGATACTGACAAGGGCATCACCTGCCCGCGTTGAGAAGTTCTTCCAGCAAAATGACCAATTGAAATACGACTGGTTGGGTGCTGTGGGGTTTGTTGTTTTCAATCGTGGGCGAGAGGATAAGTATTTCTGCAGTGAGTTTTGTGCAGATTTCCTCGGACTGGTCGATAGCTGGCGTTACTCACCTAACATACTCCACGCGCTAGCCAGTAGTGTTCAAAATAAGACGTTATAGGGAAAACAGCGACCAGAGTCAGGCTGCAACCAGACTCTGGCCAGCTAACCCGCAGGATGCGCCTGCGAGCCGCCCAAGGCTGCCACTGATGGCCATCAGTCCGGTAAGCCTATCAGTTTTTCACATACTGAAAAAGGTTTGCAGAATGACAGACAAAATGCATGTCAGATGTACGCAATGCTCAAAACTGCTATTCAAGGGGCAGGTTATTGAGGTGCAAATAAAATGCCCGCGCTGCGGGTTTGTAAACGAATTGAGTGCCTTTGAGCGCCAGACGAGAGGTTATTATGGCTCAAAAGGTTTCTCGTGTATTAAGCCCTCGCGGCGTAATCAAGGATCAGAATGATATCGTGGGATATGGTTGCACAGAACTGCGTGTAGAAACCATCAGTTGCTGGCTGGCCAGGTCTATTATTCAAGATAAGCATTATTCCAGGCGGTTTGTTAACAACAGTTACTTGCATCTCGGGGTATTTGCGGGGAGAAATTTGGTTGGAGTATTACAGTTCGGTTATGCATTAAACCCCAACAGCGGCGCACGAGTGGTACTCGGGACCGGCAACCGGGAGTATATGGAACTCAATCGAATGTGGATTCACGACAGCCAGCCCCGCAATACTGAAAGTCGTGTCTTAGCTTACTCACTGAAGCTCATCTCCATTCTTTATCCACAAGTTAAATGGGTTCAAACATTTGCGGATGAGCGTTGTGGCCGTTCAGGCGTAGTGTATCAGGCTGCAAATTTTGACTACATCGGTAGCCATTTCTCTACGTTTTATGAATTGGATGGTGAGTTTTACCATGAGATATGTAGAACGGCGCTAGTTCGTGGTGGCAAACGCGGAGAGTACCTTCGAGCAAATCTGGATAAAGCAACGAGACATCGTTATAAACAGTTCCGCTATATCCGCTTTTTGGATAAACGTGCGCGTCAGCATCTTAACAGTAAGTTGTTCCGAGTTCAGGCTTACCCTAAATAAGAGAAAATCTGTTACACATACTGAAATGAAAGCCGCCTGCTATTTATTGCGTTTTTAGCGCCGATTTATCGCGCGCGGCTTTAGCTTCCCTCTGCAAAGTGAGCCTTCAGTCTAAAACTTTTCACTGTATTGTGTTTAACAGTTATAGCTTTTAGCAATTAATGCAACAGGTTAAACCTACTTTCAGCGAATACATTTTAGCGTGATCATTACAGGCATAAATCTATGAGGAGAGAAATAATGCAAACCGTTATTTTTGGTCGTTCGGGTTGCCCTTACTGTGTGCGTGCAAAAGATCTGGCTGAGAAATTGAGCAATGAACGCGATGATTTTCAGTATCAGTATGTAGATATTCGTGCGGAAGGGATCACTAAAGAAGATCTACAACAAAAGGCAGGTAAACCCGTAGAAACCGTGCCGCAGATTTTTGTCGATCAGCAACATATCGGCGGCTATACCGATTTTGCTGCATGGGTGAAAGAAAATCTGGACGCCTGA